CGCCATCAACTCGCCGTAGTCGAATGGGACGCCCTTCTTGTTGCCGGGGCGCAGGCCCTCGAACCAGTGCATGACGTCCTCAGCCCACTCAGTGAGGCTCTTCTGTCGGCCACCGGCCTTGATCATTGACATAGCGCCACCGGTCAGGAACGCACCCTGCTGTTGCGCTCCGGTATCGGCTGCGAAGCCGCCGATCGTGCCCATGATGTCGGTGACCGACGCAGCCGGGTTCATCATCTGGGCTTGCGACACGCCCTTCAAGAAGCCTGCGGCTCTCGGTCCCTGACGACCACTGGCGGCGTTGTTGCCCTGGAAGTCGAACGAGGCACCCAGTTGAGGAGCATTCTGGAACAGCGACAACAGGTCTTCCGGTGTCCCCATCACATTGCCGGGGAACTGGGCCAGGTTGTCCATGATCTTCTCGACCTGGGTCCCCTGCTGGCGAGCGACCATGCCGAGTTGCCCACCGGACTGCAGTGCCGTGTCGCGAGCCGTAGCGATCCGGTCACGCAGGAAGCGCAGCCCTCCCATCACCAGGCCACCAGCCAGGCTGTTGGTCCCCTTGAGGTACGAGCCAGCCGCTGTGATACCACCAGGCATCCGAGAGGACACAGCGTTGGACGCCTGCTGCACAGCCTGCTGCGACCAGGCGGCAGCGGAAGAGGTCGTGGCTGTCGCCCCTGGAGCCGTGGTGTAGGTGGTGCTCGTCGTGGACGACGGGCTGGCGGCGGCTGCGCTGCTGCCGTTGCTCGCCACCGACATCAACTGGCTCAACGCCGTCGTGGCAGCGGTGGCGGTGTCCTTGATGTTGTTCATCAAGGTGACGACGCCACTGCCGGGGTTGCCGAAGTTCTGCAGCGTCATCTTGAGGCTGTTCAGGTTGGTCGTCAGGTGGGCGACGTCGTCGCCTGCTCCTCTGATCTGCCCGAGGGCGATCTTCACCTGGGCGTTGACCGTCCCGACCACGTTGGTCTGCGCCGCAGAGCGCTCAGGTGGGTGCCAGAACGGCTGGTTAGTGTCGGACACTGCGCTCTTGCTTCCAGCGGATCATCTTCAACCAGTAGTTACGTTGTCTCATCGTCATCGCTCGGATTTCTGTCAGGTTCCACCCTGGATAGCTCAGGGCGATCACGTCGTAGTTGAGATACAGGGCCTGCTCGTTAGGGCCGAAAGATGTCGCCCCAGCCGAGTGCGAGGGTCTGGTCACCCCCGCACGCCGCGCACACCGTCTTGAGACTGAGTTCGATGATCGGCTGCAGTTCGATCAGGGCATCGAGAATCTTGCGGCGATCCCCCATACCCAGGTTTCGGACGTACTTGATCGGGTCCACGATCATCGTGCCGTTGCGCTTGGTGATGCAGCGGGAGAGGATGATCGTGTTCTGCTCGGCCACCGACATCCCCTTGCGGGAGAACGCCTCGTCCTGGTCGGCACCCACGGCTGGGCGGTACTCAAGCTCGTCCCCGGCAGCCGTGGTGTAGGTGTGGAAGGTGGTGTCGATGTTCTCCACATGCTTGGGCGGAAAGTCCTGGTCGAGGAGGATCATGATCTCCTGCTCGATCTGGCACCGTGAGCAGGTGAAGGCAAGCTCCTTCTCGTTCCCGAAGGCAACCTGCGCCACCTTCATGAAGAGCAGGTCCCGCTCACCGAGCAGCAGTTGGTTGAGATACTGCTTGCGGTCGGTCAGGGGGAGGGAGGCCAGGTCGAGTTCTCCGACGCTCTCGACACCGAGAGCGATCACTGAGCCGAAGAAGGCGAGTTGATCGGGGACCTTGGCGAGGGCTTCCTCGTCGGCCCCCGTCAACTCACGAACGACGACGCTCTTCTGCCAGACGCCAGCGTGGTACAGGCCACGCGGCAGCGTCAGCAGTGAATCCGGTGCCTTGCCCAGGAGCGGAACGGGGCCAGCCGTCAACTCCTGAGCGAGGCGCAAGTCCTCTTGGATATCCCGTTGTGGTTGTTCAGACAGTAAGTCAGTCACGTTGTGTTACTCCTGGGTTGGTTAGCTGATCACCATGCCGCTCGTTGCCACCGGGTCACCCAGCCCTGGAGCGGACGTGTCGAAGAACACCTCGAAGCCCTCATGGTGAACGGTCATCTGGTGGATGAGCACGGCGTTGTCCATCGCCGCCAGGTTGGAGAAGCCGACGCTCGCCACCCAGGCGTTGTAGAACATGTATCCGATCACCGCTCCCGCCGTGGGATCGGTGCCTGATGCTCCGCCAGAGGTCACCGGGTGATCGAGCACCCGCACACCCATGTCGAAGCGAAACTCCTCGCCCTTGCCGATCGTGCCGCTGCCCCACTGGACAGCAAACATCTTCTTGGCGAGGTTCCAGATGCCCTTCTTGCGATAGAACACCCCGGCGCTCATGGTGAGCGGCCCGAAGTCCGTCTGCCCTGGGAGCTTGTGGGGATTCGTGTTCCATCCGCCCTCGCGGTACGCCACCATCTCGGTGTTCATGGCGATGCCGTCGATCGACATGAAGCCGATCTCGGCAAACTCGGCGTTGGTCTGCCCGGTCGGGTCAGAGTGGAACATCTGGACATTGAACTTGAAGTTCCTCACTGGATCGGCCCGCAGCCGGGTCCGATCAGCAAGGCTTGGTCCGTTGATAGGCATGTTTGATACCTCCGTATCGGGTCAGGCCGCGGGCTGGATTTCGGCAGTGAAGGTGCCCTGGTCGAACTGGGTCACCCGGATGATCACGAACTCGGCTGGGTATTCGAGAGCAACACCCAACTCCATCCGCACCTCGCCGCTGGAGATCACGGCATCGGTATTGATGGTGCTATCACACCGGACGAAGTACGCCTCAGAGGCGCTCGACCCGCGCAACCCACCCGCTTCCCACAACGGACGGAGCACTCGCTCTCCGCTCATCCGTAGTGCCGACCACAAACGCTGGTCGTTGTTCTCGAACACAGCGAACTGTGTCGAGCGCCGCATGATCTCCTTGATGAAGATCAGCGTGCGCCGAGCGCTGATGTAGCGATCGGTGCCGTAGCTCTTGCGGGTGCGGCCACCCATCACGCAGATGCCAGCGCCGACGACGGAGCGGATCACGTTGACGTTCTGGGCGTTGAGGTCGCCCAGTTCGGTGTCGGTGAACTTGGCCTGCACACCGACAGCGTTGTTGAGGCCCGCTATCACACCGGCTGGCGCACGGAACACGCCGACCGTGGCGTCGATGCGGGCCATCATGCCCATGATCGCTCCACCCGGTGGGACAGCAACAGTGCGCCCGACGAGTTGCGGGTTGGGGATGATGATCCACGGCCCGTACGAGGCCGAGTAGCTGTCACCAGCGCTGTAGAGCAGCGGTCCCTGCATCGTGATCTTGTACGACGACGAGGGCACACCCGGCGCTCGCGGCGGGCAGGAGTCGTTGACGATGAAGATGTCCTGGCGGTCGGGGAACGAGGACGAGGCGATCGTGGTGCCGACGAAGTAGGCGGCAGGGTCAGAGCCGTCTGCCTGGCTGGCATCACGGAGGTATCCGCAGATGTTGACCGTGATCGGTCCCTCCAGGCGGGGCACGCCGTCGCTGGCCGACGCCTGCAGGTCTTGCGCTGCAGGCACATCGGGATCGACACCACCAGCGAGCGAGACAGCATCCTGTGCCTCCACAGGCTGTGGCTGAGCGCTGTTGAGGTCGGTCACCCGCACGTACTGCGAGCCGGAGGCCGGGTCGTTGAGCGCTGCGTCCACACGCTTGGTGCCTGAGATACCACGCACCGACAAGCCCGACCAGTTCTCCACCGTCTCGTCTACACCGCGTGAGTTCTTGACGAGGATTCGCATCGAGAAGATGTCGTCGTCCGCGCCCACGGTCGGAGGGTTCTTCACCAGTTGGTACTTGATGTTGTCGCCCCAGGAACCGGGCGAGCGGGCGATGAGCTTGAACGACTGCAGGTCGCCGGTCGGAGACTGACCATTGACGGACACCTCGGCGTACTCACCCGCTGAGAGCGGATCGACCGAGCGGATGATCCAGGCGAAGCGCCCACCGTTCTGGAAGAACGAGTAGACGGCGTACGGCAGGTACGAGAGCACCGGAACCGGCGCTGGGATCGACGCACCGGCACCAGCCACCTTGCCCGAGGCCCACGCTCCGTTGTTGTTCTTGGCTGTGCCGCCCAGAGTGCCCGGTGCCCAGCCTCCACCAGGGGTAGTCGTGGCTACTGCCACTGTCCCACCGCCTGTGAGGGCCGATCCGTTGACCGTGGCCGGTGCCGGGTTGCCATAGCCGGTGAACGTCAGCGTCCACGGCGTGGTGTGGGCTGGACCCCCGCCGACTGCCACTGTGTTACCGGGCAGAGCGGCGTCGATGGCTGCCTTGATCACTGTGCTGGTGGCGTTGTAGGCGATCGGAGCCGTCGTCACGCCGAGCAGCGTCAGCGTGAACGTGCCGCCTCCGATGGTGCCGGTCGGCGTCACCGTCTGAACCTCGGTGGTGATCGGGCCGGTCCAGTAGAAGGCGAAGTCGGCCCCTGTCGGTGCCGGGTTCTCGATCCAGAAGCTCTGGCCTGCTGTCCACGCCGTGGTCGGCGTGGGGGCGTACGTCAGGCCCGTCAGCAACGCAGCGTTGTCAGCGTCGGATGCCGTGATCGTCGGCTCGGTGGCGAAGCGCATGTCGGGCACCACCGCCGTCTTGGCGGTCGCCAGCGCAGGGAGCACGTAGTGCGCCTGGGTGGTGCCGTTGGCGAGCAGCACGTACTCACCCGGCCCGAAGGCAGCGCCGCTGTACATCTTGTTGCCGTAGATGGGGTGCGCCTGTAGTTCGACCAACGTGCTGGGCGGCGTCGAGCCGATGGCTGTCAGCGTCTTGTCGTTGGGGTCGATCGGGGTCGGGGAAGGGATCGGGCTGAAGTCACCGAACGTCGTCACGTAGGCGCTCCACGACTCGCACAGGAAGGGATCGTTGATCGGCCCCTTCCCTGCGGCCCCGACGAAGCAGCCCACCGTGACGGTGCCTGCTGTGTCAGCGGGGTTGACGAGGAGACTCTCTTCGAGATAGACGCCGGGACGGCGGTAGGTGATAACCATGGTCGCTCCTTGCGCGTTTGTTCTAGACGTGGAGTCCGAAGGATTACGACGTTGTGTTATCCGGGCCAGGCGGCAGTGTCACGGTGTTGGAGTTGGGACTTCTTTGCCCTCATGGGCGATCCAGAAGTACTCCTCCTCCATCGTCTGCCGGTCACGAACGGACAGGTAGACGCGGAAGACCTTGTAGAACTCAGCCTCAGCGAGGCGTGTTTGGGGAACCTCAGCCAGCATCTGGACCGTGTACACCTTGCGGAAGATGCGCTTGGAGCCAGACTCACTGGTTTCGGCTTGATCGGTGGCGGCGTAGCCGATCTGTTCCGTGCGCCGCCACGTCATGTCGGCATCGCAGCCGATCCAGAACGGGCGCTGCGGGAACACATCGGTGGCGAAGATCGAGCGCAAGTACCGGTCGTGGAGATTGGACCGGCTGTAGACGTTGACCTGATACACCAGCCGGAACGGCAGGTAGTTGAGAATCGAGTAGCCCATGATGCCCCAGCCGCCCGAGGGCGGCGGCAACTGGGTG